TTAGTTTTTTCCTATTATCTTGTTTGCGCCAACTACCACCGTATTATCAGGCACATCTTTAGTTATAATACTGTTAGCACCAATGATACAGTTTTTACCTATTGTCACATTGCCAACAACCACTGAGTTAGCGCATATTCTCGTACCCTCTCCTATAACCACCCCAAATTCCTTATTTTCATTGTATTTCATGCCTAACGTAACATTTTGGTGAATGATGGCATTTTCGCAAATTGTAACACCAGAACCGACTACAACTCCGACTGGGTGGGGAAACACCACTGTAGGGTGAATATTAGTGTGGCGATTAATATCGCAGTTAAATTTGTAAAATATCTTGTCTTGTTGGAAGGATGTTGAGCGCCTAAATTTGTGATCCCGAAACCAATAAAGGAGCTGAATGTCCATTAATAGAACTCTTTGCGGTCTTCTGTTAAACAGGCTCCAGTATATATATTTAAGCTTCTTTTTTATCCTCATGGTCGTCTAAGCCTCTGTTAGTTTTAAACTTTGACAATTCTATCACTAGTGTTTGCGGCAAGTCGATGGAGAGGGCTCCTTGACCACGCAATCGTTGTTAAGGAGGGGAGGAACTATTTAGTTAATGAATTTGGGTCAGGTTCGACTTTGTATTTAGACTCTAACAACCGAATTTCTTCTTCATGCTTTATGATCATTCGACTTTTTGATGCAGAGTCTGGTTCTTCTTGTATTGCATCTAACAGACTCCGTTGGTGAATTATTTCCATAAAGATGTGATCATTCCAATTCATTGTTTCTTTAGCTTCAATCTCTGCTTGTTCTTTTACTGTCGTGATGTTTTTAGCTCGCTGTACGATTTTTTTTGCATTACGAACATTGCCTGCCTTATCTATGTGTACATTTCGGGTTGCTAATCGTGCAGCCGCTTCTGCTGTAATATATGCATACATGCCTTGTACTTTTCCCGCTGTTGAAGTTGTACTGAGCGTAAATCCATTACCACTTGTTTTTGCTACTGTGCCAAAGTTTAGACCCGTCGATGAAACCGGCAGATATCCAGCGAAATCTGTTGTCGAGCTATTTAATGACACTCCGTTCCAAATATGAGTACCATATACATTGGTTTGTATTGTGGTTCCAGTAGTACCTGTCCATGTAACTCCAAGCTCAACGATGTCATACCATGTAATTCCATCTGGAAATGTGTATGACCCCATTGATGTAATTACCTCCGGCGATAAAATTGTGACTAATATCGGAGTGGCATCAGTAGCATCTTTAATCTTTTCGTTTACCAACCCCAACGCATACTCTGTTGCCGCTTTTGACTGGCTAGTACCATCAGTTGCATTGCTTAGCATTGTAATGCCCTTGACCGCAGTGGTTGCATCTTGAGCTGTCCATTTGCCGTTAGCCGTAGACTGCGCTGCAGTAGCAGCATTAAGTGCAGCAACTGCTTTATCATATGCCGTTTTGACAGCATTTGCCGTTGCTGCCAGCACTGTGCTTGTTGATGTAACCACATCAGATAGCTGAACAATACCTTTTTGTGATGTTGATGCGTCTTGAGCTGTCCATTTCTCGTCCGCTGTGTTTTGAGCGTTTTCTGCTTTTGTGTTCACTTGACCCAGCGCACTTTCACTTGCTGAATAGTCGGTTCTTGTTCCATCTAGAGCACTAGAAATGCGAGATTTCAATAACGCTAGCCCAGCACTCGGGTTGAGCATTGTTGTTACGTCTGTACCATTAATGGCTTCTGCGCTTGTAGAGAATCGTGCGACACCCGCTTTTAAGGTTGTTGCCGCTCGTTTTAATAGCTTTTTAATCGTAAGGAGCTTCGAGTCTTCTTCGTCATTATCAACATCGGCTTCACTTACAATTTTTGCAATGCCAGCCTCTAGCTCAGTGGCGTGTGGATAGATGGGGTTTACAACAATGTTGACGACTTCTGCGTTTTCAAAGTCAACAATACATTCAATCTCAAGTTGGATGTACTCACCGCTTGCGGCGTCTGGTACTAATGACTCTGGGTATGCGGCATACACAACCAAATTATTCGCATCATCATATAGACCAAATTCTCGGATAGTGTTACCAGCGAACTTACTGGTGACATAAACATACACGTGGATAAGGTGTCCAACTGTACTAGATTCATGAATATCTTCACGTCCTAGCTCATTAACTAACGATGTAAATACTGGGTTTGGTTCTACGTATACACCATTCGAATCACCGATGGCCATCTGTGTAATGTTTACTATTGAACTATTGTTGTACGCATCTTCGATTAGCGAAGTGCCGAGGTTTGTGACAACTGCTGAGTAAGTTTCTGCCATCATTCTAGTCCTGTGTTTTGATTACTGCGCGCTTGCGGCTACGAACGCCAGCACCTGCGAAAAGGGAAGCTTCTGAAGGTGTGTTTTTTATATTCATTGTCCAGTGTTGCGAGCCTTGTTTATTGCTTTCAATGAGCTCGACACAATTGGAATACTCTTTTTGCTTTAAACCGTCCGCTTTTATTGCATCGACTTTAAATGTTCCTCTTTCTCCCTCGGGGAGCATCGCGTACCAAGGTGTTACAGTTGCATCGAATGCTGATAACTCCAATGCACGCTCTACAGCCCAAATGGTGCCCTTGTATTTACGTAAAACGAGGGCGTTAGCAATAGATTCGCGTTTTTGCTCTTCACTCCATTCATCATCCCACGCATCGACTCGAAACCACCAAGCTAGCCAAGGCAAAAACGATGCATCGACGTTGTATACATCCATGATGTCCAATCGCTTTATCACTATGCGCAGTGAGTTGAATTCTTCTACTGTCAACTCATAAAGTGCTTGCATTCGAATATCTTTTTTAAGGATTTTAGGCAGCATGTTTGACTCCAATATTTGATGCCAAAATCTTAACTATTCTTATCGCGCGCGCGTGGCAATTGACATTTTCATTACGGATTTAAAAGTACCTTTAAGCTTCTTTTAAAGAGGTTTAAAACATGACTGAAGAAACTAAACATGAAACATCGACAACAAAAATATCGAGTCTCGATATAGCGAAGCCAGTTCAAATGACGGATTCAATCATTGGTCAGTGCATGGTTGAGTTCGATGTCTGCCCACTGAGAGCTCCAATTACATACAACAACAAAGTTTATGATTGCATGGTTCGAGAACGAGAGGCTGTTATTCGAGATCGCATTCATGCAGAGCAATGGTCAATTGGTGAATTTGACAGCGTGTATATTGATGCCGTTCGCGCCTTCTTTATCGCTGATACTTGCCGATTTGGTGTTCTGGATATGAAAACTATTCAAGAGGATAATTTCATTCGTGTCACTAAGGCAGTATTAACAGAAAGTGCTCAATTACCTGTTGACTGCATTGTTGATTCGCTGGCCGTTAAGGATTACGCAAACGTGTCGCACATGTTGGGAAAGGCTTAAGCCTGGCTCGAATGAGTAGTGAGATATTCAACCAGGCGTTTGAGTCGCTATCCAATAAAAACTCAAAAATGAATGTGTCGGTTTCTGAGCTAATGGGAATGAATTGGCATGAGATGTCTTATTTAATAGAGAGGTTCAACAATGTCAATAAGCAAACAAAGTAATGGCTATGCTCTTGAGTTGCTTGTAGGCATTCAAGATGAATTTTCTGGCAAATCTAAAGCTATTGAGCAAGAGACTAAGCGCCTTGGTAAAGAGGTTGAAGAACTTCAAAAAATGACGGGCGACATCACTAAATTCAAGAAAGCAGAAAAAGCTCTGGGCGATTTGCAGAAACAACAGATTAAAAACAAAGATGAGATAACAAAACAGAAGGACGCTTTAAAAAAGTTGAAAAAGGAGGTTGGTGACACAAAGGAAATTGAGCGTCAGGAACATGCACTTAAAAAACTGGAACGACAAGACCGTGATACAACTGCAAGCTTGCGTGAACACGAAAGAGAAACTAGACGCCTTCGCCGTACATTGTCAGATGCAGGATTAAATCTAAGCAACCTATCTGCCGATGAAACTAAGCTGCAGAATAAAATTGAAAAGACCACCAAAGCTCTCAAAGAGCAGACTCAAGCGCTCAATAAGTTTGGTGATGCCAGTGCTCAAATGGAAGGTCTTAGCGACAAGCTCGGCGTGATTGGCAGTATCACTGCAGCCGCTGGTTATACGCTTTATCGTGGTAACGACATGGCAAAGCACATGCTCATGTACGCAGCCCAAACAGGTACAGACAAAGCCGAACTCATAACCGAAGAGCAACGTAGGTTTAGAGCATCCTTAGTCGCTGATGGTGCCACCAGCGGCGAAATATTTACAGCGCAAGCTCTAGCCAGAACGCAAGGATTTGATGACAAGGACACAATGGCTCTGACTGCTGCCACAGTGCGCCTCAATGAAATCTTCCCTGACTTTGACCCACAAGAGTTAACGAGAGCCATTGGTAATACGGCCAAGGCGTTTGGTGTGAGCATTGATGAAGCAGCTCAACGTATCGCTTCAATCAGACAGCTCACTGGTGATGATAATCACGACCTCTTGGATACCTTTGCAGAATACGCCCCTTTGCTTGGCGATAAGATCTCATTGGATCAATATTCTGCAGTATTAACCGCAGGTCGCCAGGCTGGCGTATGGAACTATGACAAGCTAGGGGACAGCTTAAAAGAAAGCTTCCAAGCGAGATTTAGTGATCAAGGTGAGTTCACCAAGCTAGTCGGTGATGACAACACGACTGGTGCCATTGAAGCTATTGCCGATGATAAGGAACGCAAGAACGTCTTGACTGCAGCATTAAGAATGCGCAACGCAGTAAACACAGGACAAGGCACCGATGAAGCCTATGCTGCATTCATGCAGAGCTTAGTACCTGTAATGGAAAAAGCGCCAGGAGTGGTCAAGCCTATCCTCGAAGCGGCAGGTGGTACGATATTGAGTGAGGATGTGGGCATCAAAGGCTTGAAAGCCATGATTGAAGCGCTCAATAATCCTGATAAATTCCTTCATGACATCAACCTAAAAGAGCTTGCTCAAAGCACCCGAACAGAAGCGGAAAAACTTGCAGACGCAGGACGAGCTTCACAATCTGTCGTTGATGAATCCACTGCAGACTTAATCCAATCTCAGGATAGCTTATCGACTGCCATTCAAGACTTAAGCAAAACTTTCACTGACTTTGTGATTGAAAATCCAATGGCTGGGCATGTTTCTAGCGCAGTTGAGACCGCAACGTTAGGGGCTGGCGGAGCCCTTGCATGGAAAACGAGAGGTAAAATTTTAAGTTGGCTTACAGGTAAGACGATTGACGTAGCGGCAGGCGCAGGTGCTGAGAGTGCTTTAGGCGCTACTGCCACAAGAGGCACGGGTATGTTAAGTCGCTTTAAGCTTGGCACGGGTATAATAAGTGGTGGTACGGCTATGTATGGTCTATCACTCATGCCTGATTTTAGTCCCGTTAAGATAGATAGAGCAGATGACCGCGATGACCGAGCATCCATCTTTGGCTTTAAGACTAATGAAACTGGGTATCTTGGGTTCGATCAAAATATCATCCCTAAAAAAGTTGGATTGATGGATGTGTGGGATGAGTGGTTTGGCGATGATAAATCGGACGATGTTAAGCGTGTCGAAAATTTAGTGGACAGTTCGAACGACACTGCCATGGTCACAGGACAGCCAACAACGCCAATGATTCAAATCGATTTCACCCCTACGATCACAGTTGAACTCACAAGCGCTTCCGAAGAGCAAGCTCAAGCATTATCTGACGGTCTCGTGACTGCACTTCGAAACATGACACCAGAGCTTCAACAGCAGCTGCGTGACGCGATGTCAGACATCATGCAGTCTAGTGATTACCTGGAACATTAAAAAGGCATCGGTTTGCGCCGATGCCTTTTCATTACTCTTCTTGGGCACTTAATGTTTCTAATTGCCTTAGCGTGGTATCAAAGGTTTCTTCTTCAAACTCGATACCGATAAACCGACGCCCCAGTTTTAAGCACGCTTTACCTGTTGAGCCACTTCCCATAAACGCATCAAGCACAACATCACCTTCTCGACTACTTGTTGTAATGACATGCTCAAGCATTGCGGCAGGCTTTTCACATGGATGTTTACCAGGATAATACTGTACGGGTTCAAATTGCCAAACATCGGTATAAGGAACGTTTGCCGTCACAGAGAACGGACGACGAAGCGTTTCATATTGAGTTTTTAGATCATCATATTCTTTAACTAAAGTCTGGTAAGTTTCCTGCAGCGATTGGTATTGCGTATGCAGCTCTTGGTGGCTTTTGGTTAGCTCTCCGGCTCTCGCCTTAAATAATGCTTGTAGCTGCTTGTATTGTTGTTCACTTGGCAACTTCCATTGGCTTGCGCTAAACCAATGTGAACACATCTGAGAGTTGGTGGCTTGGTTGATCTCCTTTGCGGTAATGCCGAGTTCTTTGCGAGCATTGGCAAAGTAGTCAATCAGTGGTTTAAACACTTCCTGTTTGAGCGCTTTACATTTAGTGGTATACCCCGAAGAACCTTTAGCAAAACCTTCCGAACCATAATGACCAGCAAATAACACTCGCTCCGTTGAAGGAAAGAACTTGCGAAGGTCAGGTTTATGCATTCGTTTCCACGGCCCTGACGGCTTAGCCCAAATAATGTGGTTAAGCACTTCGAATCGAGAACGCATTAATATTTCGGTATCTGCAGCGAGCGTCGAGCCACAGAACAGGTACAAGCTGCCGTTAGGTTTTAGTACACGCCAAAATTCCACCAGCACTTCATCAAGCCATGCAAGAAAGCTTTCGACGTCTGGCCATTGGTTATCCCATGCATTGGCTTTGATTCGAAAATACGGTGGGTCGGTAAGAATGAGGTCGACAGAGTTGTCATCAAGTGTTTTAAGGTACTGTAAGCAATCAGCATTAACGAGAGTCAGTTGTTCGTTGCGAAGTGTGTGTTTGTGCATTCTTGTCTCCTTATTTAAAAGAGCCTTGAATACAAAGCAAGCCGCCAGCCTCAAGCGAGACTGGCGGCGTTTCAATGCTTCCTCTCCAGCATGGCTGGGTCTCAGGTACTCAAGGCATCAAAACACAAAGACACTTTATCATAAGTTAACTGTATTTTTATACAGTTATTGGTGTAACTGAAGATAACTTGTGCAACAAATCTTCACCTTCAAAAGTCAAAGAAAGAGCACCACCGATAACCCTAATGACTCCAAGCACCTTTAGCTGCTCAACGACAAACATCATACCAATGGCTGTAGCCTGGTACTGTGAGGGATTGACATAGAACACCACATCAAAGCAACTATCTTCTCTTGGGTGGTTGTTTTTAACGGAGTTTAAAATGGCTTTAATGAGAGGTCGTTGGTTTTCTTTAATATCAAATAGCATGTGAAATAAACCTTTCTGTGGGCTTCTGGATTGCCACGAACCATTACATTCGTGGCAAACATCAGCCACTCATTATTGAGACTAAGTGCCACAATATTGATGCTGAGCAGTTTTTCATGATTGTTGCGATTGATAGTCTAGTGCCACACTAAAAGAGGTTTACCGCTATGAATAAATTTATATTTGAGTCCCCACTCCCAACGACAGTGGAAGGATTGAAACATCTTATTTTTGGAGACAGGAAGGACATTCTTTCCACTGCTAACAAAGAAGATTTTTTACAACTGCCAGAAGCAGATAGAAGTATCATCAAGAAACTTGAGATATCAGATGACGAGGTATCTATTGAGCTACATGACGCGGTCGAGGCCGCTGCTATTTACGCTCGAATGATGAACTCTGAACTTTAACTACGGAATTTCGCCAATTATGAATAATTTCAAAAATAAAAATGAAGCGTTAATTCACTTATGCGGACACGCTGTTAATAAGCTAATTTCAGAACAATTCAACATTTTAAACCTTGTAGCTGATGAACATGAAACAGGACATATTGAATGCGAGTTGCAAGGACGAAAAGCTCTCATCAATTGGCATAACATCAACGGTCAAGAAATTCGCGTGGGGTTGTGGTGGGATTTCGATAAAACCAAACATCCTCAACATCTTGAAGGAGGGATGCGTCATTTAATAGTTGTTGATGACTACCCTGAGGACTACAAGCTCATGAACTGGAAGGCAAGCTCTAAGTGGCATCGAGAGCATATACTCAGAGACAGCAATACAATTGAGCGATATGAAACAGCGGAACCTTTGGCTAAAAAAGGAAAGTATCATGAATTTGTTGGCTTAGTTGTCCTATTTTGGGTCGAAATTGAAAGAGGAAAATACATCCAAACTGATACGCAAAATCGAGGAAAACCGTTTGGAAATTTATACATGCGTCGAGGCACAGATAAAAAAATCAGACAAATTGAAAAGTGCATTCCTAATGGTTTCTCTTTAAACGGTCCGTTTCACATGTAAAAGAAAGGGCCAGAAAATCGCTGGCCCTTTCTTTTATTTCTTACCTTTCGATTTCTTCTTTCGCTTGTTGACCATGCTGGCTTCATGCACAAAATCCAGCACCGTCCCAGAGAACCATTCCGCCAGATAGGCTCCAGCCTCATCATCGTTCACGTTCGTGTGAATGCCCACAATTTGACTGAGCATCATTGCCGCATGAAAAGACTCGTGACATAGATGGGGGATGGCTACAGTATAATTCTTATCATGAGGCAGCCACATGATGATTGTGTTATCACGGCGCGTTACAAAAGCGCTGTAATCGTCATAGACATCATCATCGTTAGGCTTGATGTCGAACTCCTTTTCAAGTGCCTCAATGGAATTAGACCAGGCAAACTTCACATGATAAAGCGGTACGCGCGCCGTGTAGATTTTGTCTTTCATTACTTACTCTCCAACTGGATAAACTCAGCCTGCAGCTTTGCAAGCTCGCTGTTGGTTAAGTGTTTCACGGTATATACCTCCGCTTTATCAAATGCCGCCATGAGCATGACTGCCGTACGTTTATCATCGAGTGCAACCAGATACTGCAGCGTTGGCAACCACTCGCCACCATCGAGCTCATCAAACCCAAACAGGATGCCATCAACATCATCGAGATTTGTGCCGGCTAATTTTTCTTTAAACGGATTGAGCTCTGGCGTTTCTTGGATTGCCTTGTCGAGAACGGGAGTGGACACTCTGCTTTTTGCGGCTTGATTGATCTGCTCTTGGATAACGGATTTACTTTGCTCATATGAGTAGCTCAGCACTTTGTTGGTAAGACCGTACTCTTGAGCACTGGTAGCCAAGGACTCTGGTAAGGCTTGCATCGATACAAGGGGCGAACTTCTAAACTGATGCTCTTTAGAAAACGTGTCGTTTTCATGCATCGAATCAATGGTGATTTTGGTGTATTGCGACTTCTTGCTTGATGGCAGTTTGTCGTATTGCTCCCTGATCAGCACCGATACCGTACCTCGGCACTTATGATGGTTTGGTGGATAGAACTCAATCCAAAACTCATCGTTCTTTGGTTTGGCCACGCCGTCCAACTCTCTGCAGAGTTTGGTGGTGCCATCATCCATCACCGATGTGTAGACCAGGAATTCGACCAAATCATTGTCTGCAATCTGCGTCCATCGACCTGCGTTGTAGGCGGTCATCATGTTGTTGCGATAATGCAGTTCCAACCAGTACGGGTTCGCCTGTGCAATACCGATTTGTTCAAGATATGCATCCAAGTTGCGAAGCACCTCTGAACGGCTTTGACCTTCGTTTAACGCATCTTCATAAAGCTTCTTCACTCGATTGACTGCATCAAGACTCGATACATTGGCAATGGTAAAAGCGCGCAGCTTCATGGACGCTTCGGTCTGGCGATAGGTTTTGCTGTTTGCCGGTATCATTGATGACAGTGCGTCAATGGCTTCTTGAAATGGTACGGGGTCAACAGCCAAGATAATGGGTGCGTTGGCCAGTTCGATATTGGCATCGATTTGTTTGATGATATGCACTTGACCTAGCAGCCAACTTACCATCATCGAGTTGGTGTAGGTTGCCGTGTATGCGCTCATGAACGCATCGATGTCGACATTACCACTTTTGATTGCGCTAGTGATTGCTCTGGACAATTTATTGGCCGTAAAAGAAAGCGCCTCATTTTCGAGGCGCTCCATTTTGGTCAAGTTGTCTTTTTCAGCGCGCTCCACGTCTGTTAGAACAGCCATAGATGTTTCGCCTCCGTTGGGTCCGATAATTGAATGGTGCCATCTTCATCAGTGACAGCAGACTTGAGAAGCGCTTTAAGCTTCTTATCGTCTACTCGCATGCGGATACGGCCATTCATGTTGTTCGCCTGGAATATCCATTTGAATAACGTTTGATTGAGCGCCCTGAACACCATCTTTGCATCCGCCTTGGCATAGAAAAACGCATTCTGCTGGTGCGTTTCCCCCATCGAGCGAGAGCCATACTTCTGATTACCCGATGACAGGGTTTGCCCTGTAAGTCGATAAGTGATTTTGTTATCGATGTATTTAATCGCATTCAAGATTTCATCAACCTTTCCTTGTGGATTGAGCACTTCAATACTGGAGACACCACTGACTGCCGCAACATCACCGTTCTGAAGTGGAGCCAATGCATCCGCCACAGTTTGCAATGAGGTCTCATTATTACTTTCGGTTAACGCCACTACATTAGGGATGGCATACTTCTCACCAAGGCGCTCTAGGTTAGCCCAGTTCACCCACTTGGTTTGCCAAATTGGCCACAGCGGCTCCAAGATAGAATGCCCATAGGGTTTGTCGCTGGTGCGCTCACGAGTCACCGGAATAATGCGACCTGTAGGCACAGGTTGAATTTCGCCATAGGTGTTTCGATACGCAACACCACCATCACGTAGAATATAAAAGCTATCAGGACGCTTGGCTTCGGACTCTACCGGAATGGCATTTGCGCCATCTTGTTCCCATTTTATTTCGACAGGACGATATCCAAACTCTGCAGCTGTCAGCATACGCAGCATCAAATCTTCTATATCCAACTCACCAAGAATGGCTTTTGCGTTAGCAATGTCTGTTTGTGAGCCTTCGATAATGAACGGAATTTGAGAAGCGAACGCATGGCGCATATCAACGTCTGAGCTGATTTGGTCATCGAGCATCATGGCTCGAATTGCACCAAAATAATAGTTGGTGACATTGACAGACTCAGAGCCAATCTCTGTCGGTTGGGGGTAGAAGTCTTCAATGACGCCAGAAGGCAAACCTGCAACCAGGTTTGTGAACAATGTTAGATTTTTCATCTTTTGCTACTGCGGCTCCGACGTAGGTGGATGTGCCAGTGTCATCTTTGTTAATGCCAAGAATGGAATCGATGAGCGCGTATGCCAGCTCTTCAGGGTCTTCAAGATTGAAGAAGTGATGCGCACCTAATTTATAGATGGCCATTTGCACCATGGCAGCAGACAGCACCTCTTTATCAGAGGCATTAAACGCTCGGTTGATGTTGCCTGTTTTGGCTAGGTAGCCGTAACACCACACAGCCGCGCTGTTACAAGAGTCGGTGATGTTGTGTCCATCACCGTAGACGAGGCTGTCATAAATTTGATTATCGAGGGCGCGTTGAACGCCCTCTGGTGTTACTAGACTTTTTAGTTCGTCTAGTGTCATCGTTATGCACCGCCACCCATTGCATCGTTACACCAACAAATTGCCGCCACCACTGGAACCGGTACGGGTTTTGAGTGACCGATAATTTCTGCGCCATTTGGGTTTTCTGACTTAAGCGGTTTTGAGAAGAACGGCAGTGCTTTCAAACCTGCATCGAGATCATCAATCGCCAGGTAGTAGAAATCGTGCCCAGCATCAAGGTCAATCATACACAGTGCTTCAGCGTCGATTTTATCCACCATGGTTTTTGCACCACCCACATAGGTATGGTACTTGCCAGACATACGCTGAATTTTGTAACCACCGATGGTGATCTCGTTTTCAGCGATTTCAATGCTGATGTTGCGAGTATTCGTACCTGAAGCGATGTCCATGATGCGCGCGTAAACATCGCGACCTGCGTAGGTTAACAGCTTGCTGCCATAGCCGTTGTCTTCAATTTTTTCGGCCATGCTTTGCAGCAGTTTAAACAGTTGACTAATGGTGGTATCTGTCGATGATACGTCGATGGTGCCAGCCGCGCTGTACTCTTCGGTAAGGCCGTAGTCGTAGACTTCCAGTTCAATCTCGCCACCTTCAGCTTTCATTGGATATTCCACTTTGCCTGAAAGCGCCATGGCACACATCGCCTCAATACCCTTGTAAACACGGCGTAGCATGTTGGCATTTTTCGAATCAAACCATTGTTTTGTGGCTTTCATTCCTAATGCTTTTAAGTTGTTCAGCTCAGCAGCAGTGGCAAAGTGCGACATGACAAAACCTTGTGGTTCGATAGCCTTTACGGTTGTACCTTCCGATTTCAAGACAAGGGCAGCAGTACCACGACGAACCACAGGCACGTTTGTGGTGGTGTCTTTGATTTCAGAATATGGCAACGACACGTCATGCCATAGCTGAGCAGGACCAAACACCGTATTGCGAACTGGCATCGGTACGGGTTTTAATTTCTTTTGTTTGTTTAGGAACTCACCCCAAACATCCAGCTTCGTATAGCTGCGGAACAGGTCGATAATATCCATGACTTTTCTCTTTCTTAAAACAGTGTTCAATGCGCCTTAAATACGGTTTTAAGGCGCGTTTAATTTTGGTTACTTGATGCTGACAACGACATCGTCAGAGTCATCACCGATATGCAGTTTCAGCACGGCGTCACCCGCTGCTTTGGGTAAAATCGCTCCCGTTTGCGCATCCACTTCAAACACGTCAGTATCTGAACTTTCAAACTCAAACTCTTCGTTCTCTGGGTTCGCAAAAGCAATAGGCAGTTCAACAACCGTACCGATGAAGGCGCTCTTACCGAGCTCCAGTTCGATGTCAAAATCTGGTGTAGGGCGAAGGAATCCACGCGCCTTTGAACCTTCAGGTGCTTCTTCGATGTCATCCGGCAGTTCTTTTTCTTGCAATGTGAGCGTGATGGCCATGTCAGATTTCAGACCTGGAACATTACCTGACTTAACGAACGTGGCAGAAAGCGTGGCATCACCAGCGCCTTTGACGATGAATTTGCCATCTTCAATCGCAATCACGCTTTCATCTGAAGTTTTCAGATTGACGCGCTGCTCATGCGGATTGAACACCAACTCCATCTCTTGACCATCCGCCATCAGCGGTGAACCGATATCATCCACTGAGAATGGATAGGTCAGCGTTTCAAGCGCAAAGCCTGGCTCTTGGTCTTTGGGGTTGGTAGCAATAGTCGATGGCTTTTGTTTCGCGCTGTCAGCAAGTTGCTCGTCCATACTTTCTGGCGTAAGCGCTTGAGCAACGGCTTCGACCGTCAGGCGCTCCTGGTCGTAAAGCTCAGACAAGACTTTGAGGCCCAGTACCTGTTTCACCAGGTTATCAATCTTGGCTTTACGCTGACGGTTCATCAGCAAGAAGCGAGAGTGACCACCAAGGTTAGCCATGGCGCTGCCAACGCGATTAAATTGCGCTGAAAACTCAGCGTCTAATTTTTGCTTATCCATTACCATTCACCTTCTGCCCATAGGTCGCTTAGCGTCAGCATGAACTGTGCCTCTGCTGGAAGTGCAGAGTCGTCAGCCAGCACGACGTTCTCACGAACATAATCACCTTTAACGAGTGCCGTAACCGACGCATCACCAGCGAATTGCTTACGAGTCACAATCGCCAAACGATAAGCGGCGGTTACCGTAATCGTGCCGCCAGCGCCATCATCGATGTCTTCAGTCGGAATAGTGATGCCATCCCAACGCCCCTGGATGCCTTCTTTGGTGATCACAATGACATGACCAATATCAAGGCCAGTGACGGCACCTGCGGTAATTTGGTGTACCTTTGCACCCTTACCACTGCCAATCACATTCTTATGGCTTAATGCCGTCTTAGAGGTAAATTCCATAATTCATTACTCTTGAGTTGTTTGGTTTCAATGTGCGCCCAAAGAGAACGCACGCCACATCAATGCAATTACCAACCTTCAGGGTCGAACGTGTCTTTTTCTTCACCTTCGTTTGAAAGTTCAATGTTGCCAAACACATCGAGCGAGCCTTTTTTCTTTTCAGGTGTCGCCTTAATGAGTGACTTGATTTCAGCGTAACGAGAGCCTTCGCCTGTGTTACACAGTTCGATAGCCGATGCACCTTTGATCATCGAGGTGATCACTTTCAACATGTCTTCACCAAGATTGGCATCGTTAGCCAATTCAGTGAGAGTGTCACGACGGTCACCAGCCATTGATTCGCGCATCTGTTTCAACTCTTCACTCTCTTGACCTTCCTGGGTGGCACCTTCGCCTTTAGGGTTGCCTTCATCCTTAGGCTTGCCTTCTGGCGCTTTAAAACCCAGCGCGTCACCCAGCTGCTTTTTTTCGTCGTCCGAGTAGCTCTTGACGGCTTTCATTAGATCTTCAAATTTCATAATGGCATTCTCATTCGGTTGTTTAGTTTGCACTCCAGCATTGGAGAACAGAAAAATAGCGTCGCTTTCACCGTCATCGCTGAGCTCGACGACATCCAGCGTTTTGATGTTTGCAGCAGGCGGCAAAGAACCAAGCTGAGCTACGTGGTGAAGGTAGAATTCGCCAGGTTTGCCAGGAAGCGGATAAATGCCGGCGCTTTGACCTTCGAAATACCCTTGGTCTTCTAGCTCTTCGAGTTCAGGTGTGTAGTGCTGCTCGCACAGCAGTACCGCTTCACCTTTGTCGCTCGTGCCAACGCCGCGAACGTCAATGCGACCCAGTGCCGGAACCTTGTCATCGCCCTTTTCGGGATGTCCTAGCGTGACTGGAGGACGTGAGCCTCCCGAGTTACGAACCACAGATTCCAGCACGGACTTGTCAACAGGTTGGCCATTGCGCTGAATGCCTTCACCAACGAGCTCCAATTTGCGAATACGAGGCATGGCTCACTCCTTACAGCGAAATAGTAATGCCGCCGCTACCTGGCTCATCGGCTGGATAGCGAACACCAGTAACAAAATCGAGCTCAAAGAGGCGACCACTGTTGTTGCTGATTTCAATGCGGAACACGGACATCTGAGCGGTGTACGCTACTTTTTCTTTAGTGTGATGTGTCGCTGGCGGATTTTTCACGTAACCCCAAATACGCGTCACTACACCATCAAGACGGCGCGTACCTGTCGTCACATCCAAACCACGGACATCACACAGAGCTCGAATGGCAACATAGCCGCCGTTTTTGGTGAGCTGCTTCAAATCTGCAGGCGCGGTGCTGTCAAACTCGATGTTGGCCGCCATTGCTTCATAATCACCATTAGGAATTTCCATATCACCGATACCGCCAAGCGCCGAGAACGTTTCAACCTTAAGTTGAGGCTCTGCTGTGATGGCTTTGACGCGTCCGATGTACTGCGTTTCATTGATAAAGCACATATGGTTGCGCTTGGTTACATGGTTCTCAGCCATTGTTAATTACTCCCTACGAGTGAGCTAAAGGCGCTTTCCAGACCTTCCACGTAAATTTCTGCTGCATACTCAACGGTCTGCATCGGGATTGGTGGTGTGAACTGATAGCGATACTTAATTTTGCCCTGTTGCAAGTTCACCAATGGGTTGTCGTTTACTTCCAGATACACATTGGAGTAAACCAGTGACGTGCCTTCCTTCGAGCGAAGGTAATCATTGACCGTGTCACGAACGCGACCACACACCATGGCCTGTAGACCATGTGGCCCTGTAAACATCGGCTTGTCGATAAACTGCAGCGTAGTGGTTTCAATCGACTCTTCGATGATGTCAGCCGTGCGGCGAACACAAAGGAATGACGTTAAATCGGTTGAGTCTGGATACGCGCTTGAGTAGTTACCAAAACCTTTCCAGCCGCTACGGTTGATCATGGTGTAGATGCCGTTGGCATTAAGATAGTTAACGTCACAAGCGACATCGCTAGGGATGTACTCAATGTCAATGGATGGACCGACGATATCCACCAAAGGATAGTTGGATGGAGAACACCAGTAGCCAGTCTCACTGACAATAGTGTCACCCGTACCATTGCGGTCGACTTGTGCCATCAAGCCTGCCAATGAAGGTGCGAACCAATCCACTTTGGTCGAGCCGTCATCTTGAATAACAAGGGGACGGGGCCAACATGGCATATAACGATCGCTACCAAATTGCTGTTTAAAGGCAAACGCCTCTTCTTTTGTGCTGACATCTTCCGGCATGTCACCCACCCAAACACCGCGAATAGGTTTTACTGCCGCAACCGCTAACGAGGCTGCGCCTGTTTTGTGCAAGATGCCAGGAGCAAGATGGATTTTTGATGAGAAACCATATTTGTTGCCTGCTTTGCGCAGAAGTGGCAAGGCGTCAATGAATGCAGCTAACAGCGCATCAGAGACGGCTGTGACCGTCACTTCGTACGTCAGCGTTGACGATTGATAAGTCGCATTCCCAATCAGCTCTAGTGTGATGGTCGCCACGCCTTCAGCAAGTGGTGTGATTTCACCCGTGCCATTATCGACAATCGCCACCGTCTCATCACTGGATGAGTAGTTCACAGCCAGGTCGTTAGGGTTCGACAGCTCAACAGGCGTTGCAGGTGAGCCTGTATAGACCACGCCTTTAGATGCAGACAACGTCGCACCGTTAACCTCTTTACCTGCATCAGGATTGGTTTGCGCTACGGTCAGTGTGTACGTCAACGTCTCGGTTGCCGCTGCGCGAGTTTGCGATTGAGCAGAACGCGCGCCTTTCTTGCGAGAGCGCGTCGCTTGCTGTGGCGCAGACTCAGATGCAGCTTCGGTGCCGTCATCAAACTCGATATTAAGTGTGATGGTGGTTTCACCTTCTGCCACTAATGTAACTAGGCCGTCTGCATCAACGGTCGCAGCCGCTTCATTGCTGGACGTATAAGCGATAGTGGCGGCGTGTGGATTGGTGACAACAACAGGAGATACCGTTGCGCCATCGTCTATATAAGCGATGGCACTGGCAGAGCTGAGCGTCACGCCCGATGTTGCTGGCTCTTCTGGCGTGTCCGGAAAATCAGAATCTTTACCCAGAGGAATGGCAATCACTGAATTGCTTTCCACATAGGTATGAATACGCTTAAGCGCTTTTGAAATAGAACCTTCACCGAAGAGTGCGTACGCATCATCGTAGTTGGTGGTGTGATTGAGCTGCATTGGCTCTGCTTTTTCGGACGTGCCGAAAATGCCAATCACACTCGATGCAACATCGGTGACGGCCAGCGAGCCTGTGGTGGACTCAACGGTATAGATACCGTGTAGAAATTCATCAGACATAATGCCCTCCTAGAAACTGAGAGCATTATGGAAGTATTCGCCAAGGTCAGGTGGCAATTGACAAAATGAGGATGGAGCTAAAGGTCGTTGGAGAGTTCAAAATATTCGCGAACACCTGTTTCATTTATCGTGCATGAAAGCCCCAAACGGATCAAGCCTTTCGTTGGTTCTACGGACACAACCTTTACACCATCAAGTGTAATGCGTGGCTCATATTTGGCTACCGACTCAGCAATAACTACTTGCAGCTTCGACATAAACCACATCGGCTTATCTAAATATGCGAGAGCATCAGCGGCGTAGTCTGGCAAGTAAATACGCTCGGTTTTACTGGTATAGATGATCATGTAGAGCGATTGCTTGATATCATCCAGTAATGTGGCGTTTCGACCCTCGCCACTGAGTTTGAGTGAGTAAATCATGTCACACCTGTTTTAATTCGCTTAAAAACCAGTTTTAATTGTTTTAAGATTTTATTTTCGATAAATGTTACCACTGAAATTTAAACGCCCTTAGAACGCGATACAGAGCGTTTTACGTTAGGGTTTATTTATCGCCTCAAATAGCCAAGAAGACGACTAAGCAGTGAAGTACTTCGAACACTGACTGCTGAGCCCGTAGGGCGACCTTCTGCATCCACGTGAGTGTGTGTATCAACCGAGACCGTCACCCCGTTAATGGTCGCTGTACCAGACACTTCCATGCCGTTTTGCATCTTCGCCGCACCGCCAGACACTGGGCCACCATATCCAGCTGCGCCAACCGTCCCCATAAAGGTGGCGGTTTGCTGACCTGATACCGTGCCCGTCACAGAGAGATTGCCGCCAATGCTCGTGTTACCGCCCACATCCAAGGTTTTGCTGATGACCACTGCGCCCTCAATATCCACATCAGAGACAATCGAGACTTTATCTGGACCAACTTGAATCGATGGTGTACCACCTTGGATTTTGAGCACGCCTGTTTGCGTTACCTGGTCGTACTCCAATAACGTGCCATCTTCAAACTGAATACCAAACTTATCTGGATTGGTGGTGTACGGTCTGGCGTTCACATTCACCAATGAGCCTAGGACATAGCCGCGCACCATCGAACCTATTGGAGGGAAGAGACACAGCACTTGCTCACCCACGGCCATATTCCAACTGGCATTCACGCCTTTGGTGCGAGAGCCCACCACTGACAACCAATCAGATTCTGGGATGCGACCACCTGCAAACGTAACCTTTACGCGGCGCAGTTCGCTGTCGACTTGGCTAACAGTAGCAACACTCACGGTGCGCCTTAACATAGCGAAGACATCTTTCATCTTATTGCCAAGTGCGCGAACATCATCAAACATGGCTACATTCTCCCTCGCGCGCCACCGCCAATACGTGCAAGGCGCTGAGCGGCGCTTTTCATCTTCTTCACCACGTTTGGTGTGGCGCTGCCCACAAACTGCTTGGTCTCAAATTCACTGACACACATCTCAATCACATCAGCGCAGTCGTCATGCCCACGCGGAAACTCTTCCAACTGACTTTTAAGCAACACTTGATCTTCTAAGAACTGAACGCCGCCAGACTCAACATCTGGAGAGAGCGATTTGATGCGCAGTTTCTTATTGCCACTAGGCTTGTAACCCGTGATAGGCAGACGAACGCCATGGCCTTTGGCAAAGCGAATGACCGAGTTCTTATAGATTTTCTGAAACGCAACTTCTTCAAACAGCACTTTTTTAGGTGGTTTGTTAAAGGTGTTTTTCACCCAGAGATACACCTCAACGATACGTTTAGCGAACGTCAAATCGGATTCATGCCAGCCATTACAAAACAACACGTAGTCCACCAAGGTAATGCGATGGCGACCTACTACACCGATGGCACTATAGTCTCCGGTCTCCATCCCAGTCGCAGGGTCAACGGCCATCATGATATCGATGTCGCGGATATCGAGATCGGACAGCTGGTAATGCTTGAAGTATTCGGGTTTGAAGTCTTGCTCTTTGCGCGAGCGAGGCATGTTCATGTATTCCGCCCACCACACCTTACGCATAATGCGCCGCAGTTCGTAAAGGTCAGCCAGTGGCCATCGTGACGGAAAGAGAGATTGCCCTGTTGGAGTAAGGGCGCTAAATACCAGACCAAGCCAGTTCGGCAACAAGCCCTCACGAATGCGTGCGAGCAATCTAGACGGTAAGTCATCGTGATGCATGATAGTGTTAGCCACGACAATCAACATGCCTTTACCTAGCGGCAGTATCACCGAATCAAACCAATCCTCACACTTGTCTCGTATCTCCTTATTGTTCTTCTCTAACTCCGTAATAACGTCATCGAGAATACAGGCGCTTGGACGTAAGAACCCATGCGTTGTACCACGAATAGACTGACCACGACCGACACCTTCAATGGCATTGCCGTTGGCAAGTACGAGCTGCTTTTGCGTCCAGGTATTGCCGTGAACCTTTTGCACGCCATAGTCATCAATAATGAGCTGGTTGGTTTCCAGTTCATTACGAATGGCCATGATGTTCTTTTTTGCTGCTGCGCCACTGGCACCACCGATAATGATGTATTGCTCTGGGTAATTGAGCAGCAACCACATCGGCAAGGCTTTAACGTTACGTGTGGTTTTACCGTGGTCACGAGGCTCTAGGTCGAGAATGCCATTAAACTGCGCCCGCTCTGGCATAACAATCGAACCGTGATTGATGGGATAAACCAACTTTTTAAACAGCTTCATGTCGCGTTTGCGCATCACTCGCGACGCCACAATGCGAGAGAGCGCCTTTTGATATGGCGCGGCCTCACAGGTAAACGCATGCGGCATGTACGTCTCACAAAAATAGGCAAAGTCAGCTTTTGCTCTGGCGCGACGTCGACGACGCGCTTTCTCTTGTCGCTTCTCTTCTGCCAGTTTTTGCTTGGCTTCTCTTTGGCCTTTACTTTGCGCCTCTTTATGCGCGATGGCCGCATTGGCTTTTTCGCGCAGGTTATCGAGGTCAGCGTTACTGAACTGTGAGAATGGCGCTTTCATCAATCAGCTCCAACTGCAGTTTCAAGTAACGAATTTCCAGTTTGTGTTGCTCAATGGAAAGCTCCAGACTCGATTTTTCCAGCGTCTGCAGATGCATTTCACCAAGCAGCATAATGGCAACTAAGACCAGTACTAACGCAGATAAGCATTTCATCATGACTCCTTAGCGACGCTTCTTCGTGCGCTTGCGACCATCGGGGTCCACACGCACCGAGCGGATGATCTCAACCAACTGGATAAGTAGCTCTGGGTTGCTCTCTTCAAGCAGTACCTTAAATTCATCTTCCAGCTCTTTCTTGGCTGCATCCACGCCTTTACGAAACTCGGTCTTGAGTCGGTCAAGGTTGACTTGAGAATCCGATAGACGAGCCAGCGAGTTCACCAGTTTGGTGACATCCCCAAACGACTCGGTGCTGACGTCGTAGTTTTTCACCACCTCAACAATCTTGCTCTGCAGAACCTGCAAACCAATCTCTGAAATGTCGGTATTGGGTCTGTCTCGAAACTCATCCAGGAATTTGTTTGCAAAGCGATCGCGCTCTTTCTGCTCTTCCAGGAACGTTTCCCATTTTTTGACTTCGCGATGCACGCCAGCGCGGCTCACTTCCCACCCCTCATCAGAGAGAACGGCGGTGATGTCGGTCAGCGTCATCTGCTCCTTGTCGTACATATCGATAATGCGCTCGCTCAATCCTTGCAGCTCAATCTTCGATTTTTTGGCCACATAACCCTCTTATTTTTCATGCTTTTTAATGGTGCCATTGTGGCTATATCACGCGCGCATGCGTGGCAATTGACAAATATTGACCAATAAGCAGACGACAATAGAGCTCGGTTTAAACGAGATTTAAAACGGCATGAAAGAGTTTTTAAAAGCGCTCAATGAGACGGCGAGCATCATCAACGAACTGCCCGAGCGCATTGCGCCTTTCGGTTTGCAGTGCGTGAAAGACAACTATCGCAATGGCGACTTTGCACCTAACTCGACGCTGACGAAGAACACCAAGAACGGTGGCGCTAAACCGTTGTTTGATTCGGGTGAGACATACGCCTCACTGACATATCAAGCAGGTCAAGGGGAATACCGCATCGGGACCAATAAGGTACACGCACCACTGATTAATGACGGTGGCATCGTGAAACCACTGAAAGCGCAGAAGCTCACCATTCCTGCTGACAAGCGTATCAAAAAGCGCACCGAAGCCTATGGCGTTCGCAAGACTTTGTCAGGGCTGGAAGCTCAAGGTTGGAAGATTTTCTGGCGTCCGAACTCGGTGATGGGGCGAGCACCTGTTGGCGCTAAAGGCATTGGCCGAAAAATCAAAAGCCGTTTTAACCGCAACAACAAGAGCAAAGATAAAGGCGTGTTCTATGTGCTGTATATCCGAGCCGATGAAGTGAAAGTACCAGGGCGACCATTTATGTACCTAAGCGACGAGCAGCAAAAAGAACAAGCCGAGCTGGTTCAAAAAGAATTAATGAAGGCCATGAAATGAGCGCACCGAGTTTACACCCCGAATCGCTGACGGCCATCAATAAGCTCAAGGCCGAAATTGAGCGCTACCTCGATATCACCACCATTGTTGAACCCAACAATGCGATGGCGGCCATTGAAGTTCGCCTAATGGTAACAGGTGCGTCAACGCTGAACCCGTTGCCGAAGCCAGACTGTTACGCTCCGTTCGTGCCGTATGAGTGGAATCTGCCTGTAGTGGTTTGCGTACGCGCAACAGGTGGCAATGCTGGCAACGCACTCGCAGGACAAGCCACCTGGATAAACATGCAACTGGCCAACTTTTTGGAGAACGAGTTGGTTGAGGTGCGTGATGTGGGCCAAATTCTCAAAGTACCAAAAGGCATGATGCAGCTAGGTCCAAAGAACAAGATGCACATCGTTGGCGATGCTGAAATCACCAATGCCAAATTTACCCAAAGTGGCTTCACTGGCGACAAAGAAGCGGCAGATTTCGATCCCTTTGATGGTCCCTTTACTTATCGTGAAGACTGGAGCTTAACCATGGTACTCACGGTCCACCGCGATTTTTATTCACCGACATTAAGAGAAGTTCGTTTTTACAACGAGCTGCTTGACGAAGAGGTGGTTGTACCGCCAGAGGAAGAAGCATGAGCCAAGAAGCACAATACGCCGCCTGGGGTGGTTTTGGTGATTTGACCTTCAAAGGTCGATTGAGTCCCAGTCAATTTCAAGACCGCCGCACCTGGCGCGTGACTGCGCAGCAAGTGGTTAACGGTTATCCAAGACATCAAGCGCAAGGTGAGAGTGAGCGCACTTGCTCACTGACGATGCAGTTCAGCAACAAGTTCTGTGACATCACAAAAAGCGTTAAGGCGCTCGATGCCATGGCAGAAAATCAAGTGCCGCGCGCGGTTGTGATTGGTGATGACATTAAAGGCAAGTTCACCATTCGCAGTCGCACGCTAACGGGCATGAAGACCACGCCCAGTGGCAGCGTGGTTAGCATGACATACCAATGCGAGTTAGTGGAAGTGAAAGACAAACCATGAGCACCACGACGTTATATGCCCAGCGAGGCGAGAGTTGGGAGCTGCTTTGTTACCGCGCCTACACCAGCGTGACAGAAAGCCAAGTCATGGCACTTCGAGAGGCCAATCGAGCACTGGCTCGAAACATGACAGACTTTCAATTTGAAGGGGGTGAGCTGGTGATCATTCCAGCTATCGATGTGAGCACGGTAATTGAAGACGCGACGGAGAAGCCACCATGGGCAGAATAGCAGGAAACTTGATCAAGCCTTTCGCCATTGTGAAGTGGGCAGGCAAAGAAATCAGTCAAGCGTTGTCGGACTACGTGAGCGCACTGACGTACACCGATGTACTCGACAGTAAGAAAGTCGGCACCGATACCGTCTCGATGACGCTCGTCAATCACGACGGGCGATTTTATGACGCGTGGTTTCCTGAAAAAGGCGACACGCTTGAGTGTGGTATTGGTTGGTTTGATGACGATGGCAAACGCAACACATGGATGTGGGGCAAATTCACCATCGATGACATTCGTTTTAGCTTGAACCCTGACAAAGTCAACATCGGCGCGAACGCAAAACCCGTCGCTCGCGGCAAAATCGACAATGAAATGAGCGAAACGTATGAGCAGACCAGCTTTGTCACGCTGGCCGAGGACATTGCCAAAGAAGTGGGCGTCTCGGTACTCATCGCACCTGATGCTCGTGATGTCACTTACGCCCGAGTGCAACAGCGAGATGAAAGCAAGATGGCCATGATGGGACGCCTCGCAGACGAGAACAGTATCCCCGTTGCGTTTAAAGGCAATCAGCTTGTTGTTGGTGAGCTTAACACCAGTACGTTAACGCTCGATATTCGCAACCGCGATATCGTCATTAACGCCTCATTGCCCGTTTCAGACCGCACCAAAAGCGACGGCATCATCGTTCAGTTCTATGACGTGATCAATAACACCGCTGGTGAATACCGAACAGGTAATACCGATGAGGGGGCAAAAATAAAAACACTTACCCCTGACGGTGTTACTTCGATGGAAGAGGCTAAGAACTACGCCGATAACTATGTCGCGACAGGCTCAGGTAAAGGTAAGCAAACGACGACAGGCAGACTAACGCTAGTGAACGCCACGGTGACCACTGCCGACATGATTGCCTTGACGAGCGCTGGCAAATTGCCAAACAAATGGAAGCCAACATCAGTGAGTACATCGCTCACCACCAGTGGCTGGACATCGACCGTAACGATAGAGAGACGCGCATGAGCACCAACCGATTCCCAACGCTGCCAGAGCCGAGTCTCGTTACTCCGGATTTCGATAGCACACTGGCCAGCTTGAAAGAACGTTACTTCAAGAAAACGGGACATTACCCAACCGTGAACGACCCCGAGACGGTACATCTTGAGGCCATCGCTTACACCAAAAATGAACTGATTGATGAGATCAACTATGAATCAAAACAGAACTTGCTGGCGTTTGCAGAAGAAGACCGACTTGAACACCTCGGTGCATTGGTTGGTGCTGGTGAGCGACTGGGCGCTGCCTCTGCCAGCACGGTAGTCGAGTTTACGTTTACCGCAGGACACACGGGTGTGGTTATTCCAAAAGGATACGAACTCAAAGCCGCCGATGACCAGACAATTTTCTTGTGCATGCAGGACTACATTGTCGATGCTGGTGAAGCCAATTTACTGGCTAACTTTGAATGTCAAACACCAGGAGAAGAAGGTAACGGATTCATTGCTGGCCAAATCTCTACCATTGTGGACACCAGTATCGCCGAAGTAGAAAGCGCGACAAACGTGACCACAAGTCAAGGCGGCGCACCGGAAGAAGATGATGACCGTTATGCCTATCGTATTTGGCTTGCGCCATCAGGGTGGTCTTCCTGTGGTCCTTACGATGCGTATGAATACTTTGCTCTGTCAGCCAGTTCAGCGATTGGCTCGGTATCCATTTGGACGCCTGCCCCAAACGACATCAGCATCAGCGCTATCTTGCTTGATGGCTCTTTGCCAGAGCAGCCCATCATTGATGCGATTTACGCGCAGTGCTCTGGTAAGAAGCGCGTGCCGCAGGGGGATCGAGTTGCTGTTGTCGCGCCTGGTGGCGTGAATGGCACTGCCACTATCGCGCTGCAAGTATTCAATGACTATGCCGCACTGGGTAAAACCATCGTTGATACGGCGACTAAGTTGGTGAACGACGAGTTACTTAAATGGCGCACTACCCATGGCAAAGACATTGTCGTTCAAGATCTTGAAACCATCTGCAAGAACATCGAAGGCGTGTACTACGCCGATGTCACTATCACCGACAGCGATGGCAATGTCATCGATAAGAAAAAATCCATCAGTAAACAAGAGCGCGCAAACATCACATTGACCAGTGTCACTCACACCGTCATCGATGAGCTGAGCTCAAACAACTTCCAATAACGGAGAACCTTATGCAAACACAGCAAGCAAACGCGCTTCTTGATACCGCCAAAGCGAACATTGAAAAGGCGCAGCGACTTATCCAGGGGCGAGCAACGCCTCACATCAACACCAAAGCGATGCTGGCGCGCACGAACGCCACACTTTTTGATGGGAAAATGAATGGCACGCAACGCGCTTGCATTCTCGGCTTTGCGTTTGTTTACGCCATGTTCGTCATGCTGGGCATGACGGTACCACTTCAATACCTGGCTTATGTATTGGCAACGACTTATCACGAAACAGGTCGCACGATGAAACCCATTGAAGAATGGGGTAAAGGCCAAGGTCGACCATACGGCGAACCCGACCCAGAGACAGGCCAAACCTACTACGGCAGAGGCTACGTGCAATTGACTTGGCTCGCGAACTACATCAAAGCCAAGGCGGCGGTGTACAGCCGAAGCTGGCAACAAGGTGTGATTGATTTTGTGAACGCTCCAGAGCTGGCATTGAATCCTTTCTATGCGGCGCAAATCGCGATTAGCGGCATGATGGCAGGTTGGTTTACGGGTAAGAAGTTAAGTGATTACCTACAGGCGGACGGCTCTTTTGATTACATCAATGCCAGACGCATCATTAACGGTACAGACAAAGCCGAAACCATTGCGGCCTATGCGCTTGAATTTGAGACCGCGTTGTATCTCGGCGTAGGGACGGACATCAAACGAGCAACCATCCAACATGGCAGTAAAGGCGATGATGTTCGAGAGCTGCAGTTGGGACTTGGATTGAACCCAGACGGTAAGTTTGGCAACGCCACTCAAACCGCGCTTATCCATTTTCAGCAACAACACCAACTCAATGATGACGGCATTTGCGGTCCATCAACTTGGACCACCTTTGAAAAAGAGATTTACGGACTATGAAAAACGCACTGATTTTATTCACTCTAGCATTGGCAATGTTAAACCTCACAGGCTGCGCAACCGCTATCACCAGTTACAACGTGAGTTACGGTGATGACTCTTGCCCACTTAAAGTGGACGCCGACACCTCCGTAGGCGTATCGGTTCGCATCAATGACAACGCAACTCAATGCAAACAACCTAAAGATAATGGAGACTAACTATGATCAAAAAAGTCGTGATGGCCATCGTTCTATGCGTGAGCCTAGGCGGCTGCACCAACATCCTAACGTACATTAAAACAGACAACCGCAGTCACAACTCAGGATGCAATGCGGCAGGTGATGGCGGTGATGGTGTGAAACTTGGCGTGCCATGTGAGAGCACCACGAAAAAGTAGCTGGCACAAAAAAGGCGCTTTCTTTAAAGCGCCTTTTAATCTTCTTTAAAACAGCGCGAGCTGCTCATTCTTCTTTTCAACGTCTTCCCCCAGGTCTTCAACAAATACAAACCATGAGTGCAGTTTAAACGCGAAGAAGTTGAGGCTGCGAACGGCATTGTTGCGACTGGAGGTGCAACAAGTCATCGCATCCTTAGTCGTCACAATATTGATCTTTTTCTTCTTGTGCATAGTAATTGCTCCCTTTCCAGAAGTAAGCGGCTAATTCTTTCGGTGTGTACCAATTGCGTGGATAGCCAAGGACGCTTTTTATCATTGCCTCATCGACGGGCGAACCAAAGCGTTCAAACAATTCATGCGCAGGTATGGCTTTGGTTGGCCACATCTGCTCAAGCAGTTGCTCCAAGTCCGCCTGAGAGCGCACTTCAATAACGCGATAACGAGAGGAAAAATGATTAGCCATGACGACCTCCTAACCAACGCTCCAAGCCGAGAATGACTTCACTGATTTTGGTACGAGTCAGCCATCGCGTTTTCTTTACACCTGCCGTGCGCTCAACGAACGCATCGAGTCGTACGTCATTCAAGCCACTCCAACCTTTATCTTTTGCTAAAGCAGCAAGCTTTGCCCACTGCGCGTTCGTCGGACGGTTGCCTTCACCTTGGCCTCCTGGTTGCTTGTTGAAGGTCAGATAGCCTTCATCACGCAACCCTTTAACCAAATCCATCAGTTCTTCGTCGGTCATCTCTTTGCAGGACGTTTTACCAACGGTAATGCCGAGATAATTGCGATACTCGTCATCATCACAAAAGCCCATGCGGTCTTTTAATAGCGCCTGCACACCTTTATGAATCATGCCGTAGTACTTGTTTCGATTTATGTCCACCATGCTTCTCTCATCAATTGTCAATTGATAACTCTTATTATTGTAGGGGCGGACAGGTTTGCGATTGCAAATGTTTTGTGCAAAAAAAAGCCTCGCGTAATTGCGAGGCTCTTTAATCATTTTTAATTTAGAGTGCGTTAGCCTGTATGACAAGCTCTAGCACAATAGAAACATCCATTTGACTGACGGTAATGGCGGCGAGCTTCTCTAACAGCAGTCTGACAAGTGGAGTGAATGCCTAAAAATAAACGATTATGAGGCAGTGGTAATCGAGAACAGCCTTCTTGATGGACCTCATGATCTCCATTGTCTTGTGCATTTTTGTTAACGTAATAACGAGGCATAGCGCTTCCTTCTTTTAAGTTGTAGGGCTTGATTTGTGTATCAATTTTATAAGTTACGGATTTATCGTAGGATATAAACGATCATTTTTTAATCATTAACTTTTGATAAAGATCTGATTTGCTAAAGTAATTTATCTGCTGATTACATTTTTAATAAAAATAAAGGCTCGTCAAATGACGAGCCTTCTTTCATGTTGTTGGCCAATACACGGCATCCTTGCGCTTAGGGTCGCTTGGATATCGATATGGCCTAAACCCAAGCTTTAGCGCCGCTCTGAACTGGTTCTCTGGCACATTGATATATGGGCGAACTTTGCCATGGCCGCAACAGCATCCATATGTATCAATCCCATTCTTCCATAACAGCACCAGTTCTGGTACGCAGCATTTATCTACACTGAGGAACGGCAACAACCCATTAGCTTGTCGACGTCTTTTGTAATAAGTCATATGTACTGGTACAGGAAACGTGCGTTGATTGCCATAGCTTCCCATTTCTACGTTGTCACACTGACATTGCCCTGTAACACCAAGCTTAACTGCATCTGTAACGCTATTGGCTCGCCATCTTTTACGTAAAGCGTTCAATACTGCGTTCGTTATCACGCCCCAAAATGCAGCCCAAAGAGCAGCAATACCGAGTAGCTGAAAAAACTCTTTCATTTCGATGCTCCATCACTACCGCACAAGCGCTCTAACTGCGCAGTCATGACTTCATTCTCATCCTTAGCTGCACTTAAATATTTGTCCGCAAGAGCTTGAGCTTTATCCATTTCATCAAGAGAAAACACATTACTTCCGTCTGAACGTCGGTCAGTCAACTCTCCATCAATATCCACATAATAAGTGTATGAGTAAGTTTGGGTTTGCTCCGCATTGCGAATAAGACTCTCGACTTCGATATTAATGCGCATCCAAGCAATCTTTCCTTTAAACACCAAACGGCTTGCTAACTCCGTAACATCATTAACGCGAAATACCATTAGCACTTCATCACCGAGATTAAATTTAGGCGTTTGTTGATATTCGAATACTTGTTTATTTTGCATTTTGAGACTCCATTAATTCTTCATATTCTTCTCGAACATTTGAGCCTTGATGATTCATCACCATATTTAGTGCGGCGATATAGCCTTCTTCAAATGTTGCATCTGGGTACGTCGAACCTTTTTCAGTAATTAGCGCTTCAGCCATCTCGACCTCACGCTCTAGAGCAGAGCGTGAGTGGACTGAAACGAACGGGCGTTCAAGTCCTGTCATAGATTGTGTTCCTTTTTGAATTGATTGAACTTAACCAAGTGACCACCACGGCAGCACTTCTTGTACTTCTTACCACTTCCGCAAATACAAGGGCGATTACGGTTCGCTGGCTTTAGTGCTTGCTCGATGATGTGGATGATTTCATCGTCTGTGTACACTTCACTTTGCATGCTCTCAGATTCAATCGCTTTAAGGTTTGCCGCTTTCAATTCATGAGTTTGTGATTCGTTCATGCCATCGCTCCTAATTCAATTGGATTTGATTCAATAAAGACCAGTGCTTGCTTGACGCTATCGAGACGTTGAGCCTTAGCGAACTCGCGAGATTTAATGGCGGCTTGAATGCGGCGCTCGATGCTCTTTATGGATGCGTCAGCAGACCAAGGCCAACATTGAACAGGACAGCGACGCGTACGATGAATCCAATAGCCATTTGGTAACAGCTTGTCACTCACTCGAATAGTACGAATTAACGAGATGAAATGAGCTACATGTTCTTCGACGCTTTTTTCGATTTGCGCCACTGGCACCATTGAGGCTGTTTGCTGTAGTGCTTGCGACTGAAGGTGCGAACGAGTTTTTTGTGCTGTGTCATTGATAGACTCCATCTCTTCTTTAAACATTGAACCGAATCGTGTTAATTGTTTTGCAGTACCTTTTGGTCCATCAACGATGAATCCACCATTAACCAATATCCAGTACGCAGTGTGCCCCGTCCAATAACCTGCAAGTTGATCTTTTAAGTTCTTATATAGCTGCGAACGTTGACTCTTAATCGGACCGTAACTCAACGAACCAACCCAATAAGTAGAGAACAGCTCATGAATCACTTGATCTATTTGAGACACTACAACCTCAGGCATCGACAGAGGTGAAAGTAGTTGACAGGGTTGCTCTGCTAACTCTTTTAATTTATCGATAAATTTTGATGACGGAACATTTGCACATGCGAATTGACGAGGAGGAACATTCAACATCGGCATTCTTAATGCACCAACTGACAAGGTGTCAGCGGTAAATTTTACCGAGCAAGGAAGCCCAAGCACTTCTTGATAATTCAATGCATCTCGAATCGCTTTGATTGCACCGTAGTGATTTTGTAAAAGCTCTTCTGTGACAGCATCTAAGCGAATAGCTTTCAGCGAATGCTCAAGAATGTTCAACGTCTCAACAAGCAATTGCTCTTGCGTACTAAGCTGCGCGGATACGCTATTCAAAGCCGCATCAACCTCTTCACGATTTGCGCCAAGACCGCAGCAGGGCGCAATGGCTGCACGTAATTGTTTTATAGACATTATGCTGCTCCCTTAATACGTTCAAATTGCTCGAACAAATCCCAACCATCCGACAAGTTGTGGTAACGGTATTCATCGTTTTCTTCAAGATAGACAGGCTCAAAATGAAACTCACTTATTGAGGTTTGACACCACGCAATGTGGTCTTCTGGTGATAACCTAGAAGCTTTCAATAATTCAGCTTGCTCACCAATAGAGCTGTGAGGGTGGTCTTTAGCGTATTCTTCAAAAGCTTCAACCAAACGCTGAACGTCCACTGCTTTTACAACTACGCGATCCATGGTAGATGCGAGCACAATGATTTCAGCGTCAGTAAGTTGGTGCTCGTTATTGGCATTCCAAACACGCTTCTGCATATCAGCGTCGAACGAAGGAAAGCTATCCAACCCAAAATATTTTTGAGCGATTTGATTCCAAACATACATAGCACCACGCCAAGCGTTCTTTGTTTCACCAAGCGAATGACAATGACTCGCGCTAATAGAAAAAATCTCTGTGTACGACATTATTAACCCTCCAACATTGCTTCTTTAATTGCTTCACGACGACCTGCGCGCCAATAACGTTGGCCCATGCGACGTCGATTTGAAGGCCACTTCTTAAATGGATTTTTAATTGTCTCTGGAGACAATGGATGACTAAGTGATTCATAACCAGCGGAACAAAGATCATCCGCTAAATAAGACTTAACGTACTGTTTCGCATTGCAGTGAGGGCAAGGAATATCGCCACCATGATCGAGATATGAATTACCAGCATCATCAACACCACCGCTATCCAAGTCCCACAGATAGCCATTACTGCAACAAGCATCTTCGTACCACGCCCCAAAATGACTACCTTGATAGCCACAGCCAAGGTTATTTTTTCTCGCCATTTTTAATTCCTTAAATCCGGTTTAAATAATGTTTTAACGATGTTTAAAGCGAGCGAATCCAAAGCAGTGAAGCTCTAGAGCTCTGCTCGCTGTATTTAATGTGTTATTTACTGAGTGGGTTTATTTACTCTTTGCGAGTAGTCGTTCGGCTCTGCGTTTAAAAGCTCGAAGCGTGGCAATGCGGGTCATTTCGCCAGGCATCAGCCAGTGCGCTTTGGCATTGGAAGCTTTTCCAGTGTTTGCTCTGCTAGCATTTTCACTTCGCTAGGATAGTCAGGAAGCATACGTTCCAGCGTTAATGCCATTTCTGAAACACTCAACGACAATAAGTTATCAGCCATCATTGAGACGCTTTTAGATTTATTCATGACTTCACCTGTTTAGCTTTACGCACCATCAAATCACGCATCGCTGGTGGCGTGCCCTTAATCGTTAACGTGTCAGTTTCCACATCGTAGAACACACGCTCGTTTAGCAGCTGCGCATCGAACGACATCGAGACGCCACCGCCGTTACCTGCAATTTTCACAAGACGGCGTAGTGAACCACGGTCTCCTCGGAACTCTTCATCCAAGTCGTAACCTTGCTCTTTAACGTAATCAGCAAAGTTTTGCTCAAACCCATCACTGATGCTTTCTGACAACTCTTTAATTGAGATGTCTTCTTTCAGTTTGATTTGACCATCGCAGTATGCATACGCTGTGCGCTCTAGCATCGAGCGATTTTCATCACCAGTGTTTGATTCAGTAAAGTAATCCTCAAGGGCTTGCGCCAACACCGTGCTGTGCACCTTAGCTTCGGTAGCGACATCGATACCAAGAAAGTCGATAAAGAAGTCATTCATGCGACGCTTGTTGCCTATACGCATGAATGAAACGTAACGAGCCTCTTCACCAACATCCGTTTCCATGAAACCATTGATATCGATGCGCGCGGCAATGGTCATGTGAGTTGCGTCAAGATAATCCACATCGGCCAGTTTCAATTCAGAGCTAGCCGTCAGCGAGTGCACTTTAGGCACTAAACCAATCATGAGATAGTGAGCACCAAGAAGCTCATACTCAGCAAAGACCAATACACCCGAATCGACGAATGGATACTTCACAAATTCTTCATGAAGCTTCTCGGCTAGCTTGATTGAGATAGCTAGGAACGACGCATCACCTTTCACCAAGTGGTCAACGGCATAACAAGCGACATCAGAGTCAGCGAACTCATCATCAAAGTAACCAAATCCATTGCTTGATTTGCTTGTGAACGTGGCGTTCATTTGCTGAACCAGCAACTCTGAGTTCAAACCACACGGAGCCTTGCCATTGTTCAGATGCAGTTGCAACTCTTCACCGTCTTCATTGCGTAATTCGTGTAAAACAACATTCTTAACTGTAAATGTCATAGTCATCATCTCTTCGTTAAATTAAAGGGCCGCAAAATCTAGCGGAATGTTTTGGAACTTGCCGTACTCGTCTTTCTCACGGAATCGAACATACTGTTTGGTGGACTCAATACGTTGTGAGTCAGCAATTGCTTCCATTGCTTGATGCCACAATGGATGGTCGATTTTGTACTGACGTAAGTCCAAGATATTCTTCTTGTTTAGCTTGCCTTCCTTGTCCACTTCGAACGCTCTGAACGCTAACAACTTAAACTCGTCCTGAGCACCTTCTGATACGTCATGCATGTACTCGTCAATCAGCTGCTTAGCGATTTGAAGTTCAGGACCAAACACCATCTTGTCTTGCATGGCCACAATCACTTGGCGACGACCATCGTAGCTAGTGAAGGTCACATTACCTTTACGGCCTCCACGCTCCACGCTGTACTTCTCACCAAGCAGTTCAAGGAAGGCTGCACACTCACCAAACGCGAGCTCTTTGAACGCTCTGAGTTGCGCTTGCTGCTCTTTTGCTTTGGCAATTAATGCATTCACAAAATCGTCTTGCTCAATTTTGTAAGGGTCGATAATGCGCTCAGGAACGGGATTGCCATCCTTGTTTAAGCGCATGCCTTTTGGGGCTTTTGGTTCAGTCATGCGATGACTTCCTCATGTTTACGTGTTTCACAAAAATCGATACGTGCAGTTACCCAATTCGATTCGATTGAGTTTGGAGCGTAGATAGCCGCTGTTTTCCAATGACATGCTGCCGCTTGATAATCTCCTTTACGTTCCGATTCTGCTGCATCAGTTGCATGCGTGCGGTACTTGTTACGACTTGCTGTTGTTGTCATATGTTTGTGTTCCTCTTAGTTATTAAAAATAAATACAGCGATCCAAAAGCCAACAAGGACACCCATTGCAAATTCAAAACATCCAAAACAGCGTGATTCAATGACTTCAGTGCGCTCTTTCAAATCAGCAATAAGAGTTTCTTGATGTTCGACGCTCGATTCTAACCTCGCAACTTTTTGTCCAATGAAATCAGTCATGAGCAGACTCCCAAACAATCACACTACGTCCGATTCGAATCGCTTTTATAAATGTTCCAATGCCATTCTTAACTTGATAAATATCAAAAGGCTTTATGTCGCCAAGTGCAGCGCGTACCGCCTCTTTATCGAATGACAGTGGGCGCGAAGGGATCAATATTTCAGAGCAGCCCATTTGCTTGCGTTGCTCAACCCACGCTCCGCCCAATACCACCACTTGCTCTGCTAAAGACATAATTTGTTACCTCGTACAATTCGTTCATAAGCACCAGTTGGAAGACCAAATGGAAGGCGCAATACAGTAGTAAAAATCTTATCTCGTGCTGCACGCCATGCATCAACATCAGAAAGCGCGGGGCTCAGACTTTTACCTTTACGGCATTGATTGCAGTGACCATCAACAAGCACTCGTGCCTCTACTGTGCTCTTGCAACCCTTGCACTTACCGATACACGTCACGTCGCTTTTGTATTTGTAGAAGTAAGGGCGACCTGGTTCTTTTTTAGTAATTAGCCCACCAATTGATACCAAGTGCATGAGAGAGCGAGTCATACCTTTAGGACTAGCTTTCGACCCAACCGCTTTTGTAATTTCACGCTCAGCGAACCAAGTGTCTGGATTCGCTTTCATGTGAGCCATCACTTTTTCAACTTCCAACATGCTAACCTCTCAAGTTCTCTGCTAGTTTCAGGTGGGCGCGTTTAACGTGTTCAACACTAAGCGGTTCACCTGATGACAACGCTCTCGATGATGCAAGTTTTAGGATGTTATCGAGACTGCGAAGTTGACCTTCGGTTTGCGGAGTGATGCGCTGTGCGTAGCGAAGAATCTCAGCATCTGTTACGCCCCAAGCGCGCACAAACATATCAATGTCGTCAGGCACTGGATGTTTAATCATTGCTGGACTAATCACGCGTGACCAAAACGCTTTCATGTTCACTTTTGAACGAGTTGCCGTCATGCGAGTACGGACCACATCGTTACCAAGCAGCATGCCGCCAGCCTTACCTTCAATCAGAATACGAATACCGTTCAACGTATCGTCGCTGAGGTATTGCGCCTCGTCGATAATCACAAGGCCGTTACGACCTACAAGCTCTTTAGCGACCGCCTTGGTTTGAGTAGCAATCGTGCGACATCCACGAACACCTAGCTGCTCAGCCAGCTCGCCTATCACATAGGCTGATGTTTTACAAAACGGTGAAGCGGTCACAATCCACACGTTGTTGTGTGTACGTTGGTACTCTTCAGCCGCTTTCGTTTTACCAACGCCAGCGCCTTCATACACCATGCTCCAAGACGACAGGTTCTGCGCAATCGACATCAGGTTCATAATGCGCTTAGCAGTTGGCAGCTCTAAGAATGCAGGGGAAGCAAGTGTGCTTCTTGTTTCCTGCTGGTGGTCTCGATTGTTAAGCCACATTTCAAGTTTCTTGAGATAACTCTGCTCATCACCAGCGCAAGTGCCGTGCTTTAACAACGCACTGAGTGAGCCTTCGTTAACCCCTGATTCGCGAGCAATCGCTCGTTGTGTCAGACCGTGCTCAAGTCGAGCCAGCTTGACACGCTCAATTACATCATTCATTCTTTACTCCGTATTCTTTCCAAATTGCTGCTGTATTACTCGGGTCATATCATCATTGAAGTAATCATCATCAGCATCCCAAGACGCGTCATGACCAACGGCGCGTTTTGTTTTTTCTCCCATATCGAAATCACTAAAGTCATCAAGTGTTCTCGGCATGCTTGGCACCATCTTCGTAATGCCAGGCACTGGACCACCAATGTCGGTTTTCTCATGCTCTTGCAGTGCGTAAGCTTCAACGAGGTCATCAACGGTTTTGGTGATCATGACTGAAGCGATATTTTCAACGCGCTCCACTTCACTCTCTTCCATCAAGCGCTTATGTCGTGGTGCGCTCAAGTCATTAACTGCCACATCACCATAAAGCGGAATTTTCCCGATAAAACGCCCATCTTCTGAGTAGGCCAGTACGTACTGAGTTAAGTCGTAAGGATTGAATCGCAACATGACCTTTGAACCTACGTACTCAAAAAGAAGCGGCGAACGGTAGCGGTTCGTTTCATGGTTGGAGTAATCGCCAGCGTTGAGGTCAACCAAGCCACCTTCGTGAACCTTTACGGCTTTACGAGTTCTCAGCAAACAAAGCGCTAACTGCTCTTGTGTTGGTTTAGGTATTTCTGATTGCTCGTAACTCTCTTTAAACACTTGCGCGTAACTCAGCTTCCGGCTTTTTGCCATCTCAGTGCGACGACCTTCTTCATGATTCCAACGGTGAATCCATGCGTCGAGATGCTCTAAAAATACGTCGTAATCCACGGCGTTGTTTTCGTTGTAGTTTGCTGGCTTGTCGTCAATATTTGCGCCCGTGTATGCCTCATCAAAAACAGGCTCACGCTCAAACTGACCAAAGCCACCTTTGGAGTGCCAGAGGCGCTCAATAGGGTTCGCACGAGAGTTACCTTTTGAACCTTCGTTATCGTCGTAACGACGGATCCAGTTAACCGTTGAACCCATCGCGGTTAGCGCGCCTTCAATCTCGTAAGCATCGAATTTCTTGTGTACGAGCTTTCCGCTGCCGTCACGCTTAGGTCGAGACATACGCCCAGTCATCGCTTCACTCAGCAAGACACTGCCTCGGTCAAAGATGTACTGCGTAGGGGCGTGATATTTACTCACCATGTTGTACACAGCCAAACCAAGCATTTCTGTGTTTTCGCTAATATCAACGCTGTAACCAACAATCATCGAGCTATACACATCAATGAAGGCCCAAATTACAGGACGGAACACCTTGCCGTTTCGCTTACAGAACACGCGACATTTGTGACCATCTCCAGCGACGACTTGCATAGCATGCAACCCCTTACGAGAGCGACGTTGAGCTGGAATAACGGTTTGCTGGAACTCAGCAAGACCAAAACGCTTGAGTAAAACAAGTTCTTTTGGAATGTCTCGCTTTACACGGTTTTTAAAAGTACCTAGACATGGCAGTTCCCAACCACGAGCTTCTGCGATACGACTCAAGCGACGATAAACTTCCGTGAATGTACCGGACTTCATTTCAGGACGAAGATAGTCCGCTTTGAATAATTCCCATGCCTCATCCGGCATGTCAGCAGTGCGAGTTGCACCACCTCGACCATCAAGCAACGCTGGAAGCCAGTCGTTCTTTGGGATGCGATTAATGCGCAAACCAGGGGAGTTGTAGAAGTAGCGATGAATGCGACCAAAGGAGCAACCAGCTTCATCGGCAACTTTACGCATCGCCTCTCTTTGGTTCATTCCATCGTCCACATAGGTGCGCACACGAACACATAACTCATGAGCTACCGTCGCTCTTTCTTTTTGCTTGTCAGTCGCTAGGTCGAACTCATACCAAAGCTCTGCGCTAGACATTTCACGAGTTTCGGCAGATTGAGACTTGTCCGCTTCTTCTTTGGCAATTTGCTGCATCAAAGCCATGCGAGTTTCTGCTGGCAGGCAGTCGATGTGAAACTCCATTGGTTTGCGACCAGACGAAACCTCACGCTTACGCTTGTGTTCATCGGTTGCAATTTTGCTCAGTTTGATTCGAACATTACGTTCACCTTCAGGCATACCTGGCTTGCCCATCAATTCTTGCACTGTGAAATACATCAAGCGACCCTCACCATTTTTGAACGCTCGCGATAGCGAACGGGCCAAATCTGCTCCGGTTTAACACCAAGAGTTTCCGCTATGATTTCTTCACCTTTAATCCAAGGGCGATCTAAAGCGTTTTTTAGATCCACGCCTTTGGCCTTTGACAAGGTCGAAACTTGCCAACCAACGTCTCGAAGTGCGGCAGTGATGTAACAGCGAGGCACATCCTTTTCTCCGTCTAAAGCGTTAACTAACGCTAAAAAAAGAGGAGCAGCATTTTGTGACATAGTGATCTCCACTTTAAGTTTTGATACCCTTGCGCCTGAGTAAGCTTACTTAGCCAACTTACTTATCAGCAAAGATACCCTTTCCGTTAACCGATGTGGGTAAGTATTGATCGCAATTAGGAGCAATGCAAGCTACTTTTTGCGATCCGTTTCTATTTTGCTGCGATTTTAGGTGATACATTCTTAAAGGGTAGTGAAAACAATGAGTTATATAAAAACGGATCCAAAAGAAAAAAAACACGCAAATGATCCGAATATAAGCGATAGAAAAGGATCTATTTCTGAACGTTTACGATTGCTCGCTAATAGGGGCAAGACCAGAGAGGTTGCTCAAAAGTGGGGAGTATCTACATCAACGCTTGACCGTTACATAAACCAAGGCTCAATGCCGTCTATAGATAGAGCCATAACCATAGCTGAAGCTGAACATGTTAGCCTACAGTGGTTAGCTACTGGGTGCGGAGACGATGAGGAAGTAGAAAGCGTAAGTGGTGAGCATGAAGCCTTTCCTAACGTTCGCGTCAGTTATATTGAAAAGGTCAACGTTGCAGCCTCTGCTGGTGGAGGATCGTATATAGAAGAAGAAAGCATTGAAGAATACTATCCGTTTAGTGATGAGTACTTAAAGCGGAATAGACTTTCACATGCAGAGCTACTCATTATTGAGGCCAAAGGGGACTCAATGGCTCCGTATATAGAAAGCGGGGACGATTTGCTCTTAAAACGCGTTGAGTTCAACGCAGACAACGTCTTAAGTGGTGTTCATGTTATTAGCATTGATGGGATGCTAAAGGTTAAGCGCTTACAATACAGTCTTCAGAAGAACGGATATCGCATCATTAGTGACAATCCCGAATATTCTGAAGAATTCATAGGCCACGATGAAATAATGCAAGGCCGTATGCGCGTAATTGGTGAGGTAGTAATGGTAATGGGCAGACCGAGCCAGCCAGCCAGCCAGCCAGCCAGCCAGCCAGCCAAGGATTAGAGGACGCGTAGCGAAACCAGTCAAGCGATGCGTTTACATGCAGCCAGATGGCTCGTGCTTAATGACAGGGCGTGGTAATTTTGAATGTCCAGTTCATGAAAATGGTGAATGCGGACTATATGATAAAGAAGAGCACCGAGAATTAGATGCTGTTTGATTGGTGTGTTATTTTTGGTTTGTTTTAAGTGGATTTAAAGCGAGTTTTAAAAAGGATCATGAATTCGCTTTAAATCCCTCCAATCCCTTATTGGATGGCACTTCATTGACTCTCTCTTAAAAATAACAATTTAGTTAGTTTTGATTTAACACCCTCATGAACAGTTCAAGTATGACTTCCGCCGCAAAATGGAGCTTCATCAACGCATAACGCCTTTGCCAGTCAATTTGAGTGAACACTTGGTCGCCAACTCGAAACGTGGGTTGACGTTCTAGAGTGTAAACAATGCGTGAGCCAGACTTAATTGCACCGACGACAGGAATCCCGTCGATCGTACCTGCATCGCTCTCTTGTCCGCCGGATTCAGCATAAAAAATAGTGTGGGATAACTCGACTTCTTTGTCCGAAATTCGAGTTACCGTGGAGGTAAGTTCTGTTTGGTAAGGGTTTTTCCAAAATACCTTGACGGTCAT